AGAATTCAGAATCGAGAATAATTCGATCGTCATCGGCAGACTTGAACATCAAGCCATATGAATCCGCCATGCTATTTGAACCTCGTAACGACCAGTCGCTGCCGCGTTATTGTTATTGCAGAGTTCCCGTAAGGATCACCTCTGATCGTTCGCCACACCCTGACGAACCCGTTAAAAACCTCGGGCTCCAGCTGAGCATCCTGCAAAGCATTCAGGCTCTGTACGGGCATCACAAACGCCGCGGCGTTTTGAGGGGTGATGCCCGCAACAGGAAGGTCCACATACTTCGTGGACCAAAGCTGCGGCTGCATAATTTCGGAGTAGACGACCCTCATCGTGAACGAGTTTTCATCGATCTCGATGGCCCCAGTTGGTCCTTTGACCCGCATCCCGAAATTCATACGGAAAGCCTCCCGACCGTCACCCGATCAATATCGTTCGCGTCATAAACGGTGAGACCGTTGTTGTTGAGCAAGGTGGATCCGTCAGCGCCCGTGCTTCGCAGCGTGAAAGTGCCGGCCTTGACGTTGATCTCCAGGAGCGGACGACCTTTAGCATCAACCGCCTCAGAGCGCAGCGTCATGCCCAGCACGATTTCCTGAATAAACGCCCGACTGATCAGCGCGGTGTCGATAACCACCTGCCCGTTCTGCACCACAAACGGCGTAACGAATCCGCCACCGGCCAGGGTGTTCACCACCGCGAAACGGTCAGCACTCACTAGGAACTGGCTTTGCAGCAAACCATCAGCATTTTGCTCGATGCCAAGCCCGATGCCGGCGGCCACGTACTGGCCGTTTTGGTTGACCTGCATCTTCACCGCCCACATCGTGGACAGCTTGCCGTCGGTGTCCGCCTGGGCCTTCGCCGTGATCTGGATCGCCGCCTGGTTCTTCCACTCGCTGAGCGCGCTGGCCAGATCACCCTCATCTGTGCCATCGCGCCCGCCACCGATCACCGCCTGCATCGTGGTGGTTTGGGAGGCGATAGCGCTGCTGGTATCGGCCAGAGACTGGGTAACCGTCTGAACGGCTGCCGAGTTCTCATCAACCTTCGCCTGCGTGGTATCGACTCTTTGGCCGAGCGCGGTATCCCCGTCCGACCTGGCTGTGGCTTCTGTGCCAATCGCGGCAGTGTTGCCGTCGACATCGCTTTTCAACTGATCCAGTCGAATCGCTGTCGCCAGCTTGTCGGTGGCCACCGCCTGCTCCAGCGTGGTCAGCCCGGCCTTGTTCGCACCCACTGCCGCATCGAGCGAAGTCGTGCGCTCGACCAGCGCCAGGTTGTCAGAGGCTTGCACCTTCACCTGCTGGGCGAACTTCGCCGTGGCATCCCAGCCTTGCAGGGCGTCAGTCAGCGCACCCTCTCCGTTATCCTCCCGCCAGCTTGCCTGAAGCGATTGCAGCGCAGATGCCTGTGCAGTGACCTTGCCGTCCACAGTATCGATGGACGCCTTGTTCTGCTGGATCTGGAACGCCATGGCCTGGGTTGTCTCGGCAATGGTGCCGATATCGAACCAGTACGCGGCGTTTGGTGGCGTGGTGTTCTTCGGTACCGGCGCCGTGGCTTGGTACAAGTGCTGGCCCTGTCGCACCACGTCGCCGGCGGCGTAGGTTTTGGTCGGATCGTAGACCAGGGCATCCGTGATCTGGTCGATCAGGTCTTCCAGTTCCTGTTTTGCCTGCTCCAGGCGGTCATTCACCGACCCCGGGCCGTCGCCGGAAATCAGTTCGATCTCCTTGACCAACTCCTGAGCCAGTTCGGTTTTACCAATCTGGCCGGCAATCAAGTCCAGGATCGGCCCGGCCTGCGAACTGGCCCGCCCCATGACCCCATTCACCACCGGATAGAACGGCCCGATGTTGCCGGTGCGGTCCACCAGGCGCGCCCAGAAGAAGAACTGCGCGCCCGCCAGCAGCGACTGCATGCGGTAGTCAGCCTGCGGGTATGCCAAATCCGCCAGCTTCGTCGCGGCGCCGAGGTTGTTCGTCGGGTTGTACCAGAGCTCCGTCCGCTGGGTGTCTTCGGCGCCAGCAGGGAAACCCCACTTCAAACCGATGCCGAACAGCTCGCTGGTGGTGGTAAGGAACGACACTGCCGGCGGCAGGCCGACCTTCCCTTGTAGATTGGTCAGGTTCGAGCTTTTCCAGATCGACGAGATCTCGAAGGCGCTCACCGAGCGGACCCGAGCCAAGTAGGCGCCCGAGTAGATGCCCGTGACGTCCACGCTGGTCGAACCGGTGCGCTGCACCTTGATCCAGTTGCCGCTGTCCTTGCGCCACTCCACGTCGTAGGCGATCGCGCCATTCACAGCAGGCCACGAGATGTTCATGGTGCTGATGGCAATGCCCTGGTTCACGGCGTAACTCGACGTCAGCGTGACGCTGGCCGGTGCTGGAACTACGGTGATCGGAATAACGCTGATCGGCCGCTCTTCCAGCCGGGCGCCGGTGTCGATGTGCGCGAACTTGCTCGGGTCGTACTGCACTGCCGAGATTTCGAAAACGCCAGGCTCTGGCCGGGAAACGCTGGTCACCCGATACAGCGGGATGGCCAGGTCGTCAGCGTCGAGCGCCCACACCAGTTCACGCTCAGGCGCCACGGAGTACGCCGTGGTGACCGTGACCTGGCGGCCGCTGACCAGTTGCACGGTGCGCCCCTCGCACTTGCCGTCGGGCAGGTTGAGAATCAGCCGATCGCCGGGCTTGGCCTGGGTGTCGCGGTCGAGCGTGATGACCTTGCCATTCACCGATGAGATACGGCCGCCCACCGGCCGGCCCGCCAACAGTTCGTCAGCGATCGGGATGACGTAGCCAGGCAGAGGGATGCGCCCGTCTAGGCCGACACGGAAAGTCACAGCCCGGTCTTTGGAGTTGGTGAGCAAGGCCCACTTGCCCCGCCGCTGAGCCTCCGACTCACGCGTGCAACCGATGGCGCTGATCTCCAGCGGGTTGTCGCCGTAGCGCCGCTGCAGCTTCTGATCGGTCACCGCAGTGACGTCAGTGTCGTAGTTGTTCAACGGGTTGTCGTAGCTGACGAGAGCCCGGCTGTAGCGGGTGCGCTCCGATGCGCTGGAATAGGTGAACTTGCCATCAATGACGTTCGCCCGGGTGTAGGCGAAGTCGAAGTCAGTGGCGCGCGGCATATCCGACAGGGTGAACACCTGGCCTTGGGCCCAGTAGGTCATCCCCCGGTAGATCGCCGAGATGTCACGCAGCAACGACCAGGCATCAGCCTTGCTCTGTAGGTTCAGGTTGCAGATGAAGCGCGGCTCCTGGCCGCCCTTACCGTCCGGCACCAACTGGTCGCAGTACTGCGAGATGCGATAAAGCTCCCACTTGTCGACCATCCAAGGCTTGATGCGGCGGCCCAAGCCAAAGCGGTCAACGGTGGTTATTCCGTAGGTCGCCCAGACTGGGTTATTGGTGTAAGCCTCTTTCAGCGTCCCATCCCAGATACCGCTGTATGTCCGCGAAACTGGGTCATAGTTGCTGGGAACCTGCCATTTACGAGCCTTGCAGCCGACTGTTACCGCTGGAATGCTGCGGAACTGCTCGGCCGAAAACTCGATGTAGAGCAACGCGGTGTTCGGGTACCGCAACTTGGCGTCGATCACCTCCGTGAAGCCGGCGATCTGCATCGTGTCGGAGATTTTGTTGTTGTTCTGGTTGATCGTCAGGCGCGTGATGCGCATCAGCCAGCCAGAAGTAGCCTTCGGCAAATCGATGCGGCGGGTGCGCTCGTACACGCTGGTGGTCTTGCCATCGACAGCTTCGCTCAGCACCTGCTGGTACGCGCCGCCGTCGGTTGCCAGTTCAACCTTGTACTCGATCCGGTACCCATTGATGTTCCCGCCGGCATCCACAGACTGGAGCGCCGGCCAGGCGAAGCGCACGCGCACGGCGGAAAGCTGGGTGTTGCTGATGGACTTGACCCATGGCGTGCCGCTGCGCAACTCGGTGCCAATCGTGGTCTCGTTCTCGACAGACGGAATGCCCTGGATATAGGTCTGATCCACCGCCCCGGTGCGCCACTCCCACTTTACGTTCGGGAAGTTCATGTTGCCTTGGGGGTCTTGCAGCGGGGTGTTGTCGAGATAAATGTCGCGCGCCGTAGGCGTGCCTTCGAATTCACCCTCACCGATAGCGATGAGCATCTTGGCAATAGCGACCGAGCGCAGACTGTCCGGGGCTTCCGTTGGCGTTTTTGGTTTGTCTTCGCCGCCCTTGGCGCCGTGGATATCAATCTTGAGTGCTGCGCCCATGCTTTTCTCCAGGCAATAAAAAACCGCCTCATGGGCGGCTGCGGTGCTTCAGGTATTGGCTACATCTGGTCTTCGGCGTAGATGGCGGCACTGATGATTGCCCCACCCCAGCGGCGCTCGCCAATGCAGAGCGGTACCGGGTTACCGGATGCCGTGGTGTTCTTGGCGCTACCGAAGGCATAGCCGGGCGTGTTCTCTGGCGCAGCACTGGTCTTTAGTCCGCCGGCCTGGGGGCTGAGCATTTGGATTACGCCGCCGGCGACCAGTCCGATGCCCGCTCCAATTAACGGGGTGCCGAACGGAGTTGCCGCGAAAATAACCCCGACAACAATCAGGATCGCGCCGACGATGGTCTGAAGGACCCCGCCGCGCTTGCTACCCACCACTACAGGAGCAATCCGAATGTCGCCGGCGCCGCTGTAGCTCAATTCTTTCTCGCCGATGTTGCGCTTATCGCGAAAGACTGCGAACTCCAGACCTCGCGATTTAGCGTTCGACAGGAAGCGTTCAAATCCGGGAATCTGAATGCACAGAGCCTTAATGGCCTCGGCAGGCGATTTCACCGCAAGCCTGAAGGACTTCCCGAACTGACGTAGCTGCCCGTGCAGTCGAATGGTTGTCATTGGTTGGTAGTTGATCGCTGATGCCTGCATCGTTTTCTCCGGGCAATAAAAAACCGCCCGGAGGCGGCCTTATGATTTTCGTTTTTCAGTTGTAGTCGACATAGGGGCCGATGTAGAAGCCGCCTATATCACCGCTGATCCTGTACAGGCTTTCCTTCCCAGGCTGCACCGTCGCCGCAATCGTACGGATCGCCGCTCCAGCACATAGGCCAGATCCTGCCAGGCCAGCGCCGAGATTTGGCGATCCCGGCGGAAGGTAAAAGGTAGCGCGCTGACCAGTACCAATTTTCGCAGCCTTGCGCCCATCTACATAGACGACGATATCGCAGCCCGAACCGACGGCGCCGGAGTCGCGCACAACCGTAATTTTCCCACTTTCGCCAGATGGCTTGGACTGGAAAGCATAAATCTCATCCGCCGGTACCGGCTTTGCGTCGCGCACTGAAATTGCCGTGGAGGCGCACCCCGCCAGCGTCGCCACCGCTACCGCCGCTATCAAAATCCGCATGTCGTTCCCTCTTTGGTTTGGCGGGACTGTAGCACTGAGGGGTGGATGCAAAAAGCCCAGCGCAAAGACCGCCCCAAGAACTAAGGACGAGGATCACGCTTGACTGGAGTGGGAAATGTCACACCGTGCTTTTCCAGCATAGATATCACTGTGTTCTTCCATCGCTGAGCTTCGGAGTCCGGGGGCACTATTATGATTTGAACGCCCTTGGCTAGGCCATTTAGATCGTAGTTGTAACCATGTTCAAGCAGCCAGGCTACGACTTCAAAGTGCGAGCTCACTACAGCTGCATCTGCTGCAGATCCCCCAAAAGCATCATGATCGTTAATATCTGCGCCGGCAGCGACAAGTAACTTTAAGTTTTCCAGTCGGCCCTCGCTGGCCGCGAGATTTAGGGGTCGATCTGTCATGTCTGCCTGAGAATCGCCCTTTGCGTCTCCCCCATAGCGAAGCATCAGGGCTAAGCCCTCTAGGCTGTTACCGCCCGACATGAGCCACATTGGGGAAATCCCTTTGAGTTTCTCAGTCGCAAAATTGGGGTCGGCTCCTGCTTTAAGCAATGCCTCTGTACCCTGCCAGTTTCTTGCTTTTATCGCCCACATGAGCGGCGTAGTCCCATCGCTACCTTCGCTGTTCACATCAGCACCCTGGGAGGCGAATTTAGCGACGTCTTGAGTACGCCCCTCCATCGCCGCATTAATCATTGCCGTGACTTTAGCGTCGTTATAGACCTGATTTACGGTATTCCCAGCAACACGCGTGTTTGACTGACAAGCCGTCAGACTCAAAAACAATACCAAAAGCGCTGGCAGTGAAAATCCTTTTTTGCTCATCAAGGCGTCCTTCTCCTGAACGTCGCAATCACTATTTTTTGAGAAACCAAGCGGCTACTAAGCGGCCGGCAGCCAAAAATGGCTTGAATTGTAAAGAAAGGCAAGTGGCCATCAACGATCAAGAACTGACCACTCCGTTGACCTGGCCAGGCATCCAGCGTGGATGGAATGCCAGTAGCTGGTGGAGGGTTTGGCGTAGTAGCGTTACGCCTCCACAAACCAAGGAAGGGTGCATTCAATGCTTGTCGTCTCACATTACGAAATTCAAGAATCAGCTTCGCGTAGCCAGCCTTGGGGGAAGACGACCTACTCCGAAAACGCAGGCGAATATTTCAGTTTTAGGGATCGGCCGGAACTGATTCGGGAAGTTCTCGAAGACTTCAAACCCTTTGAATCCAAAGATGCCGTTCAAACCTTTTACGCACTGTTGGAGTGGCTCAATCGCGCCGAAGGTGTCCTTGAAACCAACGACTGCTATTTTCGGCCCCCTGCTGAAAACCCAGATGACCAATTTCAGTTCAACAAGAAAACACACGGGAGAATCGAGTTTTTCATCCGTAAGCTCGATGCGAACCTCTCAGGCGAGGCCATCCACTGGCTTTACCGGATGATGAGCCTCTACCTCCAGGTAGAAAGGCCCGATTTTCACAACGCTATCTTTGATATTGCCGCAGCTCGAACGGACTACATTGAGCTTCCCGGAGGGCACGATGAGCGTACAGGCCTGCGGCTCTGCATCTACTTCAACGCTTACGGTGATGGGGATGCGGGTGCTTGGGATAACCTGCACATTGCCATTCAAGGCCTCTTTGACGCTTTCAAAGGATTGGAAACGGCGATCCACGGGGACTTCCTGAAATTCCCTTAAACCCTGAGCTTTCAAGCTATTGATAAGTTTCATCTGATAAACCTGCGGATATGCCACGTAATCTTGAATGCTTATGCCTTAGGATCAGGCGCGTTCGGTCATGCCAGGGGCCGCCGAAAATGATGATCTCGGACGGCCTTCCGTAAAGGTGGTGCAGCAGGAATGGGCCCGGGCCGAATACCTCCGATTTTTCGCCTGGTAGCGCCGGATCAGAGTCCAGATAGATCCCGGCATGGTTCGGATGAACTGTGCGCCCGACATGCATGACGATAAGGTCGCCGCGTTGCGGCCTGTCGACGCGAGCAAAGCCGGCAGCCTCATAGTGC